TTAATGATGTCACCGTGCTGGCTGGATACTTTTACATTTTTAGGCTGGTTTACACTTACAGGCATGGTGCTTCATTACGCGGTTATTGAAACATCTTCATTGACTTTCAGTGTGCCAAAAATTAAAGTAGTAACTGCATTGTCGATGCCCGCCTTTTGCTCCACATCATAAACGTAAAGTCCTGAAGGCATGGTCTTCATTACAGTAGCTGCCAAAGTAACATCAATGTACTTATTTGCGAAGTCATCTGAATCAGCTGTAACGGTGGCCGCAAAGTTTACGTCGGCTGCATTTTTCACATAGTCACCCGTGTCAGAATGCCTAACCTCAAAGAGGAATATGTCTCCAACTTTAAAACCAGCAGTACCGTCAGGCTTAGTCACGGTCAGCCGAAGAGAGAAAGTATCTCCCTTTCTGCAAGTCACATCGACTCTCGATGAGGTATCTAGATTAATCTTTGTTGCGTTACTCATCTCCAAAAATCTCGTTGATTACTTCTTGATTAACTCCAGCCTGCTGACCTTCAAGTTCACCCCGATTGCCTTGTCGTTGAGAGATAAGCTTTGATTGCTCAACAGCCTGTTTCTCTACTCTAGCATCCTTGCGGTCTTCTTTCAAGGTTTCAATCTTTTGTCTAAACTCTTTGTCATCAGCCTTAAACCCAAGGCTTGCCTGAGCTCTAATCATCTCAAGCTCCTTTCTCATTTGATGCAGAGCAGCAGCAACCTGAACCTCGACCTGACCTTTGAGCTGAATTTTCTGAACCTCCACCTGAGCCTCCACCTGCATTTTTTGCATCTCAGTCTGCGCGGCTACTTGGGAAGCTTGTGCATTTGCCTGAGCTTGAGCCTGCATGTTCTGTTGCTGTTGACGCTGAAGCATCTGCATGCGCTTCTTTCTCTTTACGGCAAGTAGTCTTTGAGCTTGGTCAATATCCTTAACCTGTCTGATTGCCATAGCATCTTCAAGGTCAATCTCTTTTTGCGCTAAGGTGGCTTGAACATTTTGCTCAAGGAAGATGCGGTCGTCATCAGACATTTCTTGAACGACCATAACACCAAAGTTGTACATGGGTAGATTCTCAAAACTTTGGAGTACGCCCATGCTCTTCTCACCCACGGCCTTCTCATAAACCCTATACAGAACTGAGTCCGGCGGGATAACCTGCAAGCACTTAACAATATCCTCACATACTCTACGATACAAAAACATACCCGCGTTTGTGATGTCATACAAAGCGTTGTTGCCTGCGGCAAGAGCCTGCTGTCTCACTCCAACCAAAGCATCGCCCTTCGGTGTACTCGCATCCATAACCTCGTTGATTCCTGTCGCATCACGAATCATACGCAAGTAGTGGTTGTATAGATTGATGTACTCGTTGATGTTTCGAATGTTGTTCTCTATTGAACGGATAGGAGGATTTTGAAATCCACCCTCTGGGTTCTTACTCCTGTAATAAAACACACCAGTCTGCTCGTAGATGTCTTGAATCTCCAATGGCTGCAAATCACCTCCTCTTCCAAGCTGAACATTCTCAAGTCCTTCAACGTCAACCAAGATTCCGTCCGGCTTAGCCTTAGCTACAGCTTGTTGAATCTTCAGGTGTGTGAGCTGTAATTGGTCAGCGAATCCGATAACGCTACCGACAATAGACTTGGGTCGCATGCGCCGTATGTTTGTACAAGCAACGCTGTAAGAAAGCCTAGCCTTCGTAAGGTCGTGTACATTCTTAGGCACATTCTTCTTCATGCCGTATCCGAAAATCATACTGGTCCCGACGACGTAGCATCCGCCATAGATGGTTTGGTTCTCCATCTTGTATGGCTTCCTGTCATACACAGAGCCAGCTGCCTCCTTGTACTCGCCCCCTTTAAAGTAGAAGCCAGTGTTTCCAAACTGAGACTCTTTACTCTCGTAATACACGCAATCAACAGACAAGAACTCAAAGTCCATAATGTCTATTAGGTAGTCATCGTACCCATGGGTGTAGCCCCCAGCCCCTCTGTCGTAGCTCTTTACACCGAACAAACTTTTGTCGTTGTAATTCTTCCCCATCACTCCTCTAGCAATCTCCTCATACTGACCTTCAGTAAGTTCATCGCCAGCCATTCGCTTCAACTCCTGAATGCTGATTCTTTTAATGTGACCACCGTACACAATATCAGACATGGTGGGGTCTTCTGTGTAGCTATGTAGGAATGTAGATGGGTCTACATACTTCGTGGTTATACCGTAGTTCGGGTCATTCTCTCTTTTGATGACACCCATTCCACACACCACCAAATCCTCCACAGCTCTGCGATAAACAGTTTGGTCAAAGTCATTCCAATCCAACGTGAGTGAAGTAGCTAACTGAGCAGCAATCTCCGCATTCGTTTTCATGTTTTGCTCCATGAATATCTCAGCCTCCTCCGTTGTATCCGGAAGGATGTCTGGGTCAATATTAGGTTGAAGACCCATAGCCTTTGCTTCCTTGAGAAGCTCTTTGTCCTCGATTGATGATTCGATAGCAGCGCGTGCCTCGTCCTTTTCGCCCTTACTTACGGGGTCGATAGCATCAATAGATGGGTACGGTTTTCTAGATAGAATCCTATTGACAACCACCTTAACAAACTTAGGCACGATAGGAACCGGACTCCAGTCAAGATTAAGTAGTGTCCCGTCCCCGTTATTAGGGTCGAGTGAATTTAGAATCTGCTTATAAACAGAGGTGTCTTGCGTGCCGTTTGCGTAGTCCCGATTCTTTTCAAAATCATGCAGGCGTTGCCTTAGTAAGGAACCTGAGTTGTCGCTTTTACCCCATTGGCTTTCAATAGCTTTCGCATACCTTAATCCGTAAGAACGGTCTGATTTCTCTAGCGGTGACGCAAAGGGGTCAGGGAAATTACCGTATTTGTTATTTTTGCTCCCTTGGGTCATGAAATAGTTTGTTGGACTCAAGTGCAAATATAGTGATATGCGGCAAGCCTTAGGTCAGCTTGTATCTTCTAAAGAAAACCTTATCCTCAAACTTAGGTACTGCTTTCTTTTGCTTGACTTTTTGAGCCGCTAATAGCGCAAGACCAGAGCTAATTGATAGGTCGTACTTTGTTCTCTTGTCAATCTTAAATCCAATCCAGTCTTCCAGAGTCCTATTGAAGTACATGCGACCGGGCTCACCCATCTCATTCAAACCAACATGTTTATGTATGTAGTCTTCTATCGCTGATGCGTGTGCTTGAATTACATCCTGTGAATTAGAGGGGATGCCCTTAGTCTTTACGTTAGTAGATGATGACGTTGACCTTAGGTGTTCTGGCCTGTCCATCACATATCCATCGTAGCCCCTTGCTTCAAAGTGTCTTACGATACCATACTTGTTATTCTCTATCAGTAATGGGTAACCGTAAAACACAGCAGCCATAAGTACATCCTCGTAGAAGATTTTTGCCATTGGCGGGCGGCTTGCGTACTCAGCGACAAACATGTTACTGGCGGCATCCATGTTGAACTTGTTGTAGATGTGACATGCACCTTTCGACGACCTGCTATCTACTGTAGCATCTAGGTCGTAAGAGTCAACACCACCACAACCCATATCGCTATTTGGTGGAACCCTCTTATTCCTATCCATTGACATGACACTTCTTTTGCCTTGTTCTGGCATCCATGACACATACCACCTTCCTTGGTGGTTTGGTAGGAAAACAACCTCAGTATCAGGCACCCCGCCTTTCCATTGAAAGTTTCCCCTTACTACCGGGTTTGGATATAGCGATTCGTTATGTTCTACCTGCTCGTAAATCTTTCCAATGTTAAACAAGCTACCCTCCACGCTATCCCTGAAGGCTTCATCTGGAGTAAATGGAAACTGCCTAATGGTTTCGTTCAGCTCCTTAGCGTCGTTCTTCAGAGCATCTCTTTCGTTCTTGAGGAATGTCTTAGAACCAAAGGTCATAAAGTCTCCATCGAGTGTTTTAATCTCGGAGCTTGGGTCTTCGACAATGGGATTACCATGCATATCAAAAAACCCCTCTAACGATTCGTATGCCGGAATAAAGAGCCTGTAAAGTCCAGAGGCAGTTCTGCCATTGGCATTCCTCTTCGCGGGGTCTGAGTCTTTCCAAATCTGCTTGTACTGGGAACCGCCTTTATCCATAGGGTTTACGGTGCTACCAACAAGTGCCTTGCCTACAATACGACGACCAACAATAAGACAAGTCCTTTCAATGCGCCAAGCTTCGCGGATGTCAGAAGGTTTTTCCCATTTGCCCGCCTCATCCATATACAGCATGTGAAGCTTCTCACCATCGTAAGCATTGTTGGTAGTGTTCTTCCAGTTAAGCACTGTATTGAGCGCGTCACCAACATACGATGTTTTATTGTTCTTGGTTATCCTTTTAGATGGCTCGCGGAACGCAAGCTCCATGCGCGGGTTTGTGGTGCCGTCTTGAATGGGCTTGAAGAAAAATGGGTAGTGCCGAAACATCGACACCACTTTTTTCATGAAGATGTTTTCCTGAGCGTCCTTACCAGTT